GAAAAGGAATATTAAGAGAAAGACTTAATTATTTAACTTAGTAGAGTACGCTTCAAGTGAAGTGGAAAGAGAGGGAATCTCAACCATGGTAATAGTGATTGAGATTATGATATAGTCTGACCTATATGGCAACATATAGAGCTTATGTAACGTATAAGCGTAACAAAAAAATGGAAGTTGGCGCACTTGCAAACAGGTAAACGGGTAGCCTCGCTATTAGAGAAATCTAGTAGAGGATTAGTGGGCAATATCGGTGAAGGTCTCATGTATTGACAATCTAATATTTTTATGATATAATTCTATTAATTAATGTAGAAAGTTGGAATAAGGGTGTTAGGATATATTTATAGAGTAACAAACAATATTAATGGTAAGATTTATGTCGGAAAACACAATGGTAAAGTTTTTGACAAAAACTACTATGGTAGTGGAGTAAAAATTATTAGAGCTATTAAAAAGTATAGCAAAGAAAATTTTACAGTTGATGTTTTGGATTGGTATGATTCTTTAGATGATTGCATCGCCAAGGAGCGTTATTATATAAAAAAACTTGATTCAAGAAATTTTGAAACGGGTTATAATATCTCTGAGGGTGGGCAATGGGGAGATTGTACTAGTAGTATGACACCAGAAGAATATCAAGCATGGCGAGATAAAATGATAATAAGTCACACCGGTAATACTAAAGGATGGACACCAGAAAGAAGACTTGCAACCAGTGAGCGCTATTCTGGAGATGGTAATCCAATGTATGGAAAATCCGGTACCAACCTAGGAAAGAAATTTGACAAAGAATGGAAAAGCAATATTTCCGATTCTCTAACTGGTGTTGCCACCGGTTCTCGCTCTAGAACAATGATAACTCTTTATATTAACGATGAAGCAGTAATGTGTTTCAGAGGAAAATCAAATATGGAGCGATATTGTCGGAAAATTGGTATTCCTAGACAGCTATTTTTAGATAGTTGTAAAAATGGTGTTGAAATTGGCTCTTTATCATATCATACGGGTGCTAATCAATATAGTATTGATAGAGATAAAAAACAAAATATGTTTGCGAAATATAAATTAATACAAGAGAAGATACCGAGATAAGTATAGTCTTAACAGGCTGTGCCATCGTAACGCGTAGTAGATGAAGCTATTTTTAATAGAATATAATTCTACCAAGAGTGTCCGCAACCTAACCCAGAAATGGTATGGTTAAAATGTACGCTGAACTGCACGGTGACGTGTAGAAGTTAGGATAAAAAGCCTAGCGATAACAGTTTTGACCCAATTGACGCAATGGAATCCTCACAAATGAATGTTGTTAATCGTACTGGTATTCTTATTTCAACAGCTTATCAAACACTGGATAACCCAATGACTCAAGAAGTAGATATTGCTGAAAAGGTTATTAGGGGTCATTTAGACAATGACAAGTTGTTTGCTATGTTATATAGACCAGACAATGAAAAGGAATGGATGACTAGTGATGATGAATTACTAAAAGCTAATCCATTAGCTCAAGAAAGTCAAGAAATTTTTGACTTCTTAGTAACACAGCGTTCACAAGCTACTATTATTCCTGAACGTAGAAGTAATTTTTTAACAAAACACATGAACATATTTATAAACGGTGACCAAGAAGAAGCATTTATTAAAGAACAAGACCTTGCAGACTGTATTGTTGATTCAATTGACTGGAAGGGTAGAGATGTTTATTTAGGACTTGATTTATCTAAAACAGATGATAATACGTCAGTTTCAATGAGTGCTTATGATGAATATTCTCGTAAGATTTACGCTAAGTCGTGGGCATTTTACCCCAAAGCATTTGAGTTAGCTAAATCACAAGTTGAAAAACTAGATTATAACAAAATGCACGAAAACGGTTGGGCATTCCCAACAGGTAATAAGATTATTGATTATGGCGACATTGAAACATTTATCATGGGAATTGAAGATACTTACGGCGTTCATGTTAAGGGTATCGGATATGATAATTGGAACTCAAGCTCAACAATATCTAAATTATCAAACGCAGACTTTAACTGTGTTGAAATTGACCAACATACACGTGGGTTATATCCCGCAACAAAACTACTAAAAGAAAAAATCATGAACGGTGATTTTGAAATGGAAACCAATGATTTATTTAAATTAAACTTCTTGAATGCTAAAGTAGTTTATGATAATAACATGTCTTATTATTTAAACAAGAAAAAATCAAATGGTAAAATTGATATGGTAGCTGCGTTGGTTGATAGTATGGCTCTTTGGCAAATGGAAATCGCCGATGAAGACCGAGATAACACAAGATTAATTTCAGTATTCTAATAGAAAGGAGTGAGTAAGTGGGTATTTTTGACGGTTTTAAAAGAAAAAAGAAACCATTAGACGCTATTGAAACCTATAATTTTAATGGTCAAACAACCACTTTAGATGGTTTATTCTTTAAAAATGGTGCCTTAACAGAGGAAGAAATTTTAGAAATTCCTGCTGTACAAACTTCATTAGATTTAATCACTAGCTCAATTGCTCAATTACCTATTAAGTTATATAGACGTAATAAATTAGGTGATTATGAGGAAGTGAACGATGATTATCGAACTGAATTATTGAATAATGAAGCCAATGAAAATATTACAGGTTATGATTTTAAAAAGAAAATTGCAAAAGATGTCCTATTATATGGTACGTCAAAAACAGTTGTCGAACGCGAAAACAAAACATCAAATGTTATTTCAGGATTATATCCATTAGACACTAAAGATTTAATGATTGAAGTGTTTATTCAAGATGGGTATAAGCGATATGGTAAAGTTCATTTAATGTCAAAAGGTGGTAACTATACCTTTAATGATGAAGATTTAATGAGTGTTCTTAAAAGTACCGATAATGGTATTACTGGTGTCGGTATTATTGAACAAAATGCTAAGCTATTAAAACTAGCATTGGCTCAAAATGAGTTCCAAACAAAGTTATTGCAAAATGGCGCTATGCCAACTTCTGTTATTGAAACAGATAATAAATTAGATAATACACAAATTAACCGTTTTGCATCCGCTTGGAAACAATTATATAGTGGTGCAAGTAATGCTGGTAAAACAATTATTCTTGAACAAGGATTGCATTTTAAACAGGCAAGTATTGACCCCGATAAATTACAATTAACCGATTCAACAAAGGCTGTTATCTCTGATATTGCTAGAATGTTTAATATTCCAGAATCAATGATTAATAGCTCTGCTAACAAGTATAACAGTAATGAACAAAATAATCTATATTTTTTACAATATACTTTATCTTCTATTATGGTTGCAATCGAATCAAGTATTACTAAAGATTTGTTATTAGAATCAGAAAAGCAAGACGATTTAGAGTTTCGTTTTGACCCTAGCGCATTATTACGTACCACAATCAAGGAACAAACAGATGTTGCGGTAGCTAAATTTAAGAATGGTATTATAACTAACTTAGCAGCAAAACGTGCTGTAGGTGAAATTGTTACACCAGATGAACAAGAGTATAAATTAGGAACAACCGGTCAATTCTTACTATCTGATAAAAATCACACGATTATTAATCCTAATACAGGTAGTGTTATGGATTCATTAACTGGTGAAATGTTACAAGAACCTACTATGAAAAGTGGGTCTGTAAAACAATCAGTAGATGATGAAAACGCTACTACTAATCAAGATAAAGAGGTAGTAAATAATGACCAATCAGAATAAATTAGAAATCCGTACTTTACCGATTGATATTCAGGTATCTGAGGGCGATAAATTAAACGTTCAAGGATATGTAAATATGACTGGTAGTGTATCGGAAATTTTAACTAATCCCGTAGATAGTAAACAGTTCCGTGAGACAATTATGCCCGAAGTATTTTCCAATGCTATTGAAGAAGCTAGTAGGGTAGATTTTCTTTATCAACATGATAAGATGTTAGTTTTAGCTTCAACAAGTAATCAATCATTATCTTTAGCAGAAGATAGTAAAGGGTTATTTATGAGGGCAACTATTTCCGAAACTAGTTGGGGAAAAGATACGTATCAGCTTATTCAGGATGGCATTATTCAAGGTATGAGCTTTGGTATGATTGTTACTGATGAAGAATGGACATTATGTGATGATGGTCTTCCATTGCGGATTATTACAGCAATTCAACTTTTTGAAATTTCCGCTGTACGTAATCCAGCATATAGAAGTTCAACCATTGAAGCACGGGATATTGACCAAGTAACAAACATTGAAATTCCAGA